ATGCGCGCGCACGACCGGGAGTTCCGTCTGTTAGCGATGTGCCGGGTGTTGGGTGTGCAACGCAGCGGCTACTACGCTTGGCTGCGCCATGGCGCCAGCGCTCGCGAGCGCGAGGACCAGCGCCTGCTGGGACTGATCAAGCATCACTGGCTGGCCAGCGGGACCGTGTATGGCTATCGCAAGATCACCCTGGATCTGCGCGAGGCCGGCGAGCACTGCAGCCGGCACCGTGTCCTGCGTTTGATGAAGGCCGAGGGCCTGCGTGCGCAGGTCGGGTATGGCCGCAAGCCGCGCCATCGCGGTGGCCCCGTGGGCTTGGTAACCAATGTGCTCAACCGGGACTTCGCGCCGCCCGCTCCGAACAAGGTCTGGGTCACGGACATCACCTACATCCGCACTTACGAGGGCTGGCTGTTCCTGGCAGCGGTGATGGATTTGTACTCGCGCCAGATCGTCGGCTGGGCCACGGCGCCGACGATGACCAGTGACCTGGTGTTGCAGGCGTTGGTGGCAGCGGCGTGGCGCCGCAAGCCTGGGCCTGGGGTGATGGTCCACTCCGACCAGGGCTGCCAGTTCACAAGCAGCGATTGGCAGTCGTTCCTGAAGGCACACCGGATGGTGCCGAGCATGAGTCGTCGCGGGAACTGCCATGACAACGCCGTGGCCGAGAGCTTCTTCAGCGTATTGAAGAAGGAGCGGATCAAGCGAAGGATCTATCCGACACGGGCCACTGCCGCATCGGATGTGTTCGACTACATCGAGATGTTCTACAACCCCATCCGCCGACATGGTTCCGCTGGCGGACTGTCACCGGTAGAGTTTGAGAGGCGCTACGCGCAGAGCGGCGACTGAGTGTCTACGGAACTCTGGCCGGTCCAGGAACGAATGGGAACTCGTTCTACTACGGCCAGAGGTGCGAGCAGAGGCAGCCAAATTCGGCGACTTCGATATGGTCGCAGCTCAGGGGGCCAGGCGGTTCTGTTGGCTGCATGGATGGATGCAACGTCTATCACTCATGGAATGTTGATGGGACGTTCGAGAACAACTTTGGCATAGGTGGCACGTGCGATAAGAAGCCCGACTGCTCGAAGGTCGGCGGCACGTTGAATCAGATTACCTGGACTTGCGATTCACCAGAGCCCAAATGCCCCGATGGCGCCAAGCCCAATTCACTTGGCAAGTGCGGCCCTGAGCCATGCCCGGAGGGCAAGGTGCAGCAGCCCGATGGCACGTGCAAGTCGAAGGAAAACGAATGTCCAGCCGGAACTGTAAAGTCGCCGGACGGGAAGTGCCTACCGGGCGATGGGCAGTGCGCGAGCGGGGAGGTCCGTGGCGCGGACGGCACATGCAAACGAGATAGTGATGGCGACGGTAGTCCCGACCCAGTTACCGACGAATCTTTCAGCGGTGGCGACAATTGCGCTTCGCCGCCTGCCTGTAGCGGGTCTCCAATCATGTGCGGCCAGGCGCGCATCCAGTGGCGCATTGACTGCAACACTCGAAAAAACCGCAACATCGCCGGTGGCGCGTGTTCGGTTATGCCAGTGTGTACGGGTGAGAAATGTGATGCGATGGAGTATGCCGGTCTGCTGATGCAATGGCGGTCCACCTGCGCGCTGGAAAAGATGGCGAGCAGCACCGGAACCGGTGGTGGCGATAACCCTGATGTTAAGGCTATTCGTGATGCGCTCACCGGCACGGGCGGTACCGTTACGACCGCCCCGGATCGCCCATCATCAGACGTGTGGTCTCCGAGTAGCGGCCAACCAACGCGCCCTAATGCTTCCGGCTATGGCTGGGGCAGGGGATGCCCGCAACCGCCAGCAATTGAGGTCATGGGTCAAACCATCGCGTTCGACACTACACCGCTGTGCCGGTGGCTCGGCCTCGGTAGCTATTTCGTTGTGGGCCTTGCTGCGCTGTTTTGCCTTCGAGTCATCGCCAGTAGGGATGCTTAACTATGCCAATGCTCATTAGTACGTTGCTGACTGCGCTCGCCGGGCTGTTCCGCTCGAAGTGGGGTCCATGGGTTGCTGAGGTCATGGTTTGGCTCGGTATTTCCTGGGCGACGAATGAATTCCTTGTGGATCCGTGGATCAGCCAGATGGAAGACGCAATGCGTGCCGGTGCGCCCGGTGGTGAGTGGGGGGCGCTGGTGGTGTCGTATGCCGGCATCATGAAGTTCGATGTGGCGTGCACGATGATCGCTTCAGCTGTGACGGCAAAGTTCGCTGTCGGTGCCGCGAAGACGTTCCTGACGAAGCGGACCTGACATGCCTATCGAACTGTTCACCGGGCAGCCTGGAAACGGCAAAACCGCGCTCATGATGGAACGTCTTGTTGCGGAGGCGAAGGCGGCGAATCGCCCGATTTTCGCTGTTGGCATTGATGGCCTTGATCCCGGCCTTGCCACCGTACTCGATGATGCGCGGCACTGGAACGATAAGGACGCCGAGGGCGACTACATCGTCCCGAATGGTTCGCTGATCTTCGTGGATGAAGCGTGGAAGTGGTTCGGACACCTGCATGACGCTACGCGGCAGCAGACGCCCAGGCACGTACTGGAACTGGCCGAGCACCGGCACCGTGGCTTGGACTTCGTGTGGACGACGCAGCAGCCGAATCAGCTGTATCCGTTCGTGCGCGGCCTGATTGGTGCGCACTCGCACGTCGTGCGGCGTTTCGGCACGAAGATGCTTGACGTCTATCGCTGGGGCGAACTCAACGAGGAAATCAAGTCGCTCGCCAAGCGCGATATGGCCCAGCGCACCACGCGGCTGCTGCCTTCGCATGTCTTCGGGCAGTACAAGTCGGCTGAGGTGCATACGATCAAGGCGCGCATTCCGCTCAAGGTGCTGGCGTTGCCGCTGATGGCCCTCGTTGGTCTTGGCCTCGCCTATTGGGCGTACACGTTGCTGCGCCCTTCCGCTGTTACGGGTGTGGCGGACACAAAGGGGACGCAATCGGCGTTAGCCGATGCGGCCCCTGCGCACGCTGGTACCGGGTCGCGCAAGGAAGATGGGCCGCGCTGGCCGACTGCCGCCGCCTATGCAAAGGACCATCTGCCGCGCATCAGCACCATGCCCTGGACCGCGCCGGTATTCGATGATCGACAGGCGCGATCGGATCCGCAGTTGGTGTGCATGTCGTCCTTGGAGGGGCTGGACGCGCAGGGCGTTCGTCAAGAGGCGAGCTGTCGTTGCCTCACTGAGCAAGGGACAGCCTACGAGCTGAGTCAGCCTGAGTGCCGCACGTTGGCGCGCAATGGGCCTGTCTACAACCCATATCGGGAGCGGTCGGAGGATCGGCGGGACCAGCGGTTTGACGCGGCAAGCCAGCCACGCCCAGCGGAATCCGTGGCGCTGACGGGTAGTGTGGTTCAGCACGTTGAGCGGACCATGGGCAGCTTTCCCGAGTCGCCGCCGTTCCCAACCGACAGCTACATGACCACGGCACCGGGGCCGAACAAGCTATGACCGGTAGCGCTCGCGAAGTGCTGAAGTGGTTGGCCGTGGTTCTCATGACGTGCGACCACGTCGCCAAGGTCATCTACGGCGGCTATGTGCCAGGTCTCAGCGAGGCGGGCAGGGTAGCGTTCCCCCTGTTCGCACTGGTGATGGCCTACAACCTCGCTCAGCCTGGCGCCGACACGGTCAAGTCGGTCCGCAGGCTCGGCATGTGGGGGCTGATCGCACAGCCCGTGCATGCCTTGGCGTTCGGCTACTGGTTGCCGTTGAACATCCTGCTCACGTTCGCCGTTTGCGCCGGGGCGGTCTACGCGGCATGTCAGCGCAGATGGGTTGTCCTGGCATTCGCCGCGGCGGTGCTTCCGCTGTTCGTGGACTACCAGTGGGCCGGGGTAGGGTTCGTCTTATTGGCGTGGTTCGGCTTCAAGTGGCGCCAGGTCTGGCCGCTGGTGCCGGCATTCGGCGCGATCTGCTGGTTCAACGGCAACCTGTGGGCGCTGGCGGCCATTCCGGTGGCGTTGTGCCTGTCCCGTGTGGCGTGGCTGGTGCCGCGTGGCCGGTGGGCTTTCTACGGCTACTACGTCGTGCACCTTGCGTGCATCGGTCTGCTGGCGCCTATACTGCGGCCATGAACCTGCGCCGCTATCTCGACATGCACTACTGGGTTGCCCGATGGATGGATCGGGCGTTCGCGCGTCAGCAGGCGCGCCAGAAGAACTAAGCCGTCACGGACAGGTCTCGCCGGGGACGTTTTCCCAGCCTCCAGGTATCCGGCGGAACAGAACGCCTCCAATGCAGCGGATTTCGCCGCGCTGTTGCTGCTCGCGGCGCTCCGCCTGTTCGCGGTACATGCGAATCTCGGCAATCTTCGCTTCCTTGGCGGGGTCTGGCTCCGTCTTCGGCGCGGGGATCGCGGCCGTCGTCTCTGGTTGCGCTGGCGGCGCGTTGAAGCGCTCGTTCCATGCATCCCCGGTTTTCAGGTGCAGCCAGATCCCGGCACCGGCCATTCCGAGCAGTAGTACCGCCCACAGGCCCATCCACGGAAATTCCCAGCGTGGCTTCGGCAGTTCGGATAGGTAATCTGGTCGTTCGCGTTCCATACGGCCCCCAAGGCGTCCTGCGCGCATTCTAGCCGGGGTGTAGGGGCGGCGCCCCTACGGAAGCGCCTTACACGCGCTGGCGGCGTCTCGGCCCCGGTACCGGCAGGACACCTGCAGGCGGCTCGGCGTCGGGACCAGCGATCACCACTGCGGACCGCTTCTTGCGGTTGGCCATCAGGGTGCTGATGGTGACAACTTCAGCGCGGCCGTATTCCAATTGCGATTTGGAAGCCCTTGTGCCGCAAGGCTTCCGACTGCCGTGGGACACTGCAGGAGTGCGTCGGAGTTCGCCCATCATCCGGCGCCATTCCTGTGCTTGCGCAGCAGTGAGCGAGAGCCAGGCCAGATCCTGCGGTTCCAGTTCGCGGCCTTCGGGGGTGACCAGTCGACCAGCCTTAAACGAAAAACCGGCCCAAGGGCCGGTTAGGTTCCGATCACGCACGATCAGGCTCCATGCCAGAGTAGGAGCCGTGGAGACGGCAAGAGCCGTGCCAGCCACGCCAAGATGATCTGAACATAATATGCATTATGCGAAATGCCGTATCGGCCTTGGCACGATTCGTCGGCTCCGCGTGGCAATGGCTGGGCCTCTGGCTCGGCTCTTGCCTGCGCCCTCAATCCCCGGCCAAGGATGAGATCGCGGCATGATTGAGTTCGACCCGCACCACCGTATCGACTTGACCGGCCCTTGGGCCGGTTTTTCTTTCCTCGGTGATCGTCTGATCACGCCCGAAGGCCGCGAGCTGCTTCCCGAAGATCTGGCCTGGCTGTCGCTCACCGCCTGCCAAGCTCAGGAATGGCGCAGGATGATGGCACAGTTGCGATCGGCGCCCACCGAGAAGCCTTCCAGCACAATGGATTCCGCCGAAGTGATCGATGTGGCCACATTGATGGCACGGCGCCAACAGCGGTTGTCCAGGGTGATGGCTGGCCCTGACGCCGATCCAGTGGCGGCAGTCCTGCCAGTACCGGGGCCGAGGCCTCGCCAGCGCGTGTGAGGCGCTTCCGTAGGGGCGATGCCCCTACACCCCAGCAATGGCGGCCAAGGGCTACTTGCAAGCCGACCACACCATGTCATCCATGCGACGGCCAACCATGTAAGGCCGGTTGGAGCCGTACATGCGGAACACGCGCTCTCGCTCAGCCTTGGCGGCCTCGCAAGCGTCCGGGTCCTTGTACTGGGAAATACTGTGGAGACGAGCGCCACCACCGCCGTTCCGATAGACAGGCTGCGTCGGTGCAGGTCGAGGCGCGATTGATGCTGAATTCTGCTGTCGAATGGCGTCCAGACGGCGCTCATTCTCAATAACGCCCTCAGATCGAGGGGCAACCTCCACTGCCCACGTCTTGGCCGCCTCGCCGTTCGCACACGGCGTTGACTGGTATTCGGTCCCGGCCTTGGTGACGCACTTGTAAATCTGCTGGGCTGCCGCAGGCGCGGCAAGTGCACACAGCAGCAATCCGGCTGCAATCCTTGTGAACATGGCATCCCCCTGATGCTTGAGCACCAAGGAAGTGGGCGGTGCTCACGGCGGCAGTATATGCGCCAGCAGCCCAAGGCAGGCCAGATGGCCCACGTAGTAGCCGTAGAAGGCCCAGCGGCCACGCGGCACCGGCCACACCACACGTGACAGGCCCAGCGCCACAGGAATGGCCGCGAGCGCCCACAGGTTGCCGTTGAACCAGCAGATCGCGGCGAACGCCGGAACCAGCAGCCAGTGCTGGCGACGATGGAAGGCCAGCCATGCCAGCAACACGAACCCTACCCCGGCCCACTGGTAGTCCACGAATGCCGGCAGCACAGCCGCGACGAATGCCAGGACAACCCACCTGCGTTGGCTGGCTGCATAGATGGCAGCGGCGCACAGGGCGAACGTAAGCAGGATGTTCAACGGCAACCAGTAGCCGAACACCAAGGCGTGCACGGGCTGCGCGATCAGCCCCCACATGCCGAGCCTGCGCACCGACTTGACCGGGTCTGCGCCGGGCTGGCCGAGGTTGTAGGCCATCACCAGCGCGAACAGGGGGAATGCCACCCTGCCCGCCTCGCTGAGACCTGGCACATATCCGCCATAGATGATCTTGGCGACGTGGTCGCACGTCATGAGAACGACGGCCAGCCACTTCAACACCTCGCGTGCGCTGCTGGTCATAGCTTGTTCGGCCCCGGTGCTGTGGTCATGTAGCTGGTGGTTGCGTGCGGTGGTGACTCAGGGAAGCTGCCCATGCTGCGCTCGACGTGCTGTAGCGCGACGCCTGCGGCCCCGCTGCGAATTCGCCGGGATTCCTCCTGAAAGTGCGCGGACTGCTGGTAGTCATTCATGCGGCGCGCCTCGGCCTGATTCGTGTCGAGGAACGGCTCGTATTGCCCATTGACCGCGACCATGCGGCACTGCTCCTGATCCATCACGTAGGTGGTTCCCTGCTCCGTCTTGCAGCTGCATCGCCCGATCTGATGCTCACCGTTGGCATCGAGCCCATCACCGGATGCCATGCAGTACACCCGGGGCGGCTGGTTCGTCGGAATTGACAGGCTGTCGTACGCGGGTGCGGTCCACGGCTGGCCTTGAATTCGCGGCGTCACCCATGCCACGTAGTCGCTACTTCGGGTGATCGCAGGAGGCTTGTCCGCTTGCGGCGCGGCTGCGACCGTCGCTCCCGCTCCGTTCTCCGCCGCTTGCGGCGCTTCTACCTTCGGTTGCCCCGTTTCAAGCTCCCCCGATAGCTGGGCATGCACGCGATTCACGGACCACCATGCGCCACCAATCACCGCGAGCAGAAGCGCCGCAGCTGCCGGGTAGTACCAGGGGATGGCCCTCTCACTGGTGTCCATCACTGTGGACTCATAGAGCCCCATGGGGCGCTTGGGCAGCTTGACACGCTTAAGGATCAGGGGATGCCCCTTCTCCGGATTCTTTTCGTAACGGTCGAAGATTCGCAGGTGGGCGAACGGCAAGCCGAATCGACGGCGCACGTGGACGTGGCGCTCGATGAGGTCTTGCGCGAAGTCGTCGCATTGCCGGTCAGGCGATTGGCTGACGAAAATGAAGTCGAGGCCGCGATGGCGGTGCTTTGCCAGCTGTTCGACGTGATGCGGCACCGCCGAGCCCGGGCGCCGCTTCGGGAGCATGCCGTGCTCATACGCCTCATCGACCACGCACACCGCGCCGTCAGGCAGGAAATTCGGCCAGTCACAGAACTGTTCCGGCGTCATCGGCAGCATGCGCGCCTCGTCGTGCTTGAAGCCGCGCACGTTGCACACGTACACCAAGCGCCCCTCATTGCGGAAGTCGATCGCATGATCGATCGCATGCAGCGTCTTGCCGTGTCCAGGCTGGCCCGTATACCAGTAGATCATTCCTTGGTCACTCCCAGCTGTTGAGCGGCGGAGGTGGGCATCGGGATGATCTTGAACATGAAACGCACCGACAGCGCCGAAAGCACCATCGTCATGAACTGATCGAAGCCCACCGCGCCCAAGAAGTTGTGCGCCCAATCAGGCAGGCCGCCAACATAGTCGCTGATGAAGGATTTCAGCTGTGGAAGCACCTGATTCATGGATACCAGCGTGATGCCGGCGACGGACAGGCCCTTGGTAACGATCCTGCCAATGCCACCGAACAGAACCGTCCAAACGAGGTTCACGCCGCGCGTGATCCAGTCCCAAATCATGGTCATGACCCATCTCCGAAGACGATGCGGAACGAAATGAAAGCGCCCAGCAGCAGCATCACCGCGCGCATCGCTGCAACCAGCGGGCACCACCATGTGACGCTGTCGAGGGAGACTGCGCCGAATCGGCCAAAGTCCACGGTGCCGAACTGAGGGCAGGAGCCGCCGCCAAACCCGCTCTTGTCGATCAAGCTCTCATCAAACTTCCATGACCACTTGCCGGGCCCGTCAACGTCTTCTGCACCCTCATGCGGATCACCATTGTTGCCCTCGCCGGACCCGGGCTTTCCGCTGCACAACTGTGCACGCTGGGCGCGCAGCTGGTTGGCCTGCAGGCTATCGCCCGTGACGCTGAACGGAGCATCGCAGTTGCCCACGTCGCCGGTCACGGTGCCGGAATTCCCTTTCTCAGTGGCGCAGCGCGTTGCCCAGGTCTGCGACGCGATCATGCCGAGAATAGGATCACCACTGGTGGTGGGCGGCGTCTTGCAATCACCACCACCGCCAGCGCTGTTGCCGTTGCCCTCGTTGCCACCCTCACCGGGCACTTCGCCGTTTCCGTTGCTACCACCCTGCCCCGGGCCTGAACCGTCACCGGGCGTGGGTTGATTTCCGTTCGGTTCGCCCTTGTTGTTGTAGTAGTTGTAATTGTTGGTGGTATTGCCGTTGTTGTTGGTGATGTTGCCGCCCGAGCCGTTGGGTTGCCAGTTCTCACCTGGGCGGTTGCTTGGTGGGTTGGCTGGCGTGTTCGGCGCACTGATGCTCACACCTTCTGTGCGGGGGTTGTTGGTCGCCGTGTGGCCCGTCGCGTTACCGGAATCACTTGCGCAAGTTCGAAACCCGCTGGCCGTACTGATACACGTCTTGTCCTTCGACTTGCAGACGGTATAGCTGCCCGATTGATGGCAATACTCGTCCTTCTTCTCAGGCTGAGCGGGCAAATCTGCGTCACAAGTCGCTCCGCTTGCCTTCCAAGTGCCCCGGCGAATAGGGATGCCATTGGGGTTCGCAGAATCAGTAAGAGTAAAGTTGGTTCCGGGGTCGAGGTTGGGCACCATCTTGCAGCCATCCTTGCAGACGCCACCGGAATAGATGGTTCCGTTGATCATCCCGGCGTCCCCATCAAGCCGTGAAGTGCACTTACCGCCAAAGTAGAAGCTGGCTGAGTTCTCGCCATCGGCGTTCCAACAACGCACAGCACCACCGGCGCGACTCTCGGACACCGCGCAGGAATACCTGCCTGTATACATATCGCAGTTTTCATTGATGTAAGGCTCAACGCCCGCAGGGTTGGTCTGTTTAAAGCGCTGGTATGTACGACTGACAGCAGCCTTGCACATGGAAAATGCCTGACCCTGATCGCATGCCTGAGCGCTCGGACAATCAGCGGAACGCGCATCGGATGGCGCAAGCAGAACGGACCCGCCAAACAGCAATGCAAGGAAATAGGGAAGCGCAGCGGCAAGCGTCAGGTATCGAAAGCGAGCCATAGCGCCCCCAGCACTGCAACGATCACGAAATAGCCCATACGGACCCCCAAAAAAGTAGGGGCGACGTGCGCCCCTACTTGGCCTGTTTGATGTTTCCCCACAGCAGAAACAGCCCCTTCACCGCTGCGAGAACCGAGAGAATCCCCGCGATGACTGACGCAGCCGTCGCGAGGACCTCCATCACCGCTACCAGGACGGGCATGACACCCGGCTCCGATTACTTGGCGCGCTTGATCATCGACCACAGCAGGAACAGGCCCAGCACACCGGCCAGCACGACCAGAATGCTGCTGACGCTGGCCTTGCCGTTGGTGATTTCGGCAGTGATGGCCTCTGCCGGACCGCCGCTGGCGAGGGCCGAACCGGTGGCGACCAGTGCGGTTGCGCCGGTGGCAGCCTTGCCAGCGGTCGAACGGGCGAAGGAAACGACGTTGCTGGAGATCTTGTTCATCTTCATGGTTGTACTCTCTGAGGTTGGTTAGAACCGCTCACGGGACACACGGGCGAACTGTCTGAAAACGACGCCCAGTGCCCAGCAGGCCGCGATAGCGAATGCGACTTGCGTACCCTCAGCCAGCGTGAGCGGTGGCAGGACTGGCTGAGGGTTTTCGATCCAGACCGGAACAGCGCAGACGCCATCGGCCCCGATGTTCTGGACCGCACACGACTGGATGTAGACCGGGTCTGGCATGGATCAGGCCTGCGCCGCAGGGCGCGCTGCGGACTTCGGAACCGGGCGCAGCACGGTGAACTTGCTGAGCGTTGCCACGCCCTTGTTGACCTGGAGCATCGATTCGATATCGAGCTCGTACTCGCCTTCGGGGTAGCCCGGCTGGCCCTTGTCCAGGCGCACATCGAACGGGTATGCGAAGCCGCCGGTTTCCAGCTTGGCTTTCTGCTTGCGGGTGGTGTACTCGACATTCTCACCGGCATCGTTCTTGAAGCTGCCGCCGCGTTCGTCGATTTCGTTCTTCAGGACAGTGACCTTGACGCTCATGTGTAGTTACCCCTTTGAGGTTTGCTGTACGGCCGCGATTTCGGGCCAGTGCGCTGCTGTTTCACCTGTGACCCACTTCGGCAGCGATGGCGAAGTGCAGGATTCGATTACCGCCCGCAACGCCTGATCGTCAGGGCAGTTCTTGGCGATGAAATTGAGGGCCGCGCCGTACTGGCGGCGGATGTGGCGACGGACGCTCTTCCACGTCGCTTCAACGGCTGCTTTTGTGATTTCGATACGCGTGGCAACGCAGCGCAGAAAGGACAGAACCGGATAGGCACCCAGCAGGTAGGAAGCCGGATCACGCAGAATGTCGAGCGGCAGTTCCTTGCGGTTGGAGTTGCGGAACTGCGCCTCGTAGCGCACCCACGGCGAACTCTTGTCGCCCTGCTCCCTGCCCTTCTCGTACACGCGCAGCTGCTTTTCGGACTTCTTACCGCCGACATAGAACGTCTTGCCGTCGCCGCTGTCGTAATCGTCCACCAGCTGCGCTTTGGGGCGCTGACCACGGTTGTCGAATTCGCCATTGGCGTACCACTTCTGCGCCATTCGCAATGGGTAATCGCCCACCAGGTCATCGGCGCACACGTCAACACGGGTGATCCTTCCGGCGCAGCTTTCGAGCTTCGCTCGAAGCTCCAGCCACCGCTGCGCATGGCCGCAGCGCGCTGCGCCTACCGCCTTGCATCCATCACCGGTTAGCTCGATACGGGCGGTATACGTGCCATCTGCGCGGCGGCACTCTTCGCCGCCGAGTTCGATCATCCCGACGAACTTCTTGGCCGCGTCGATGATTTTGATACGCCACGTGTAGAAGCGACCGCCGCCCGCCACTTCATCCAGTTCAAGGCCAAGCCCAGCGAAGAACCAGCAGAACACTTGCAGGGCCGCGATGCGGGCGTTCTCCGGCGAGAACTCGATCCACTGGCGGACCTCTTCGAAGCTGTCGCCATCACGGAACGCGACCTCGTCCAGCGCTGCGCGCAGATCGATCGAAGCGGAGAACCAGTCAATGCCCACCGTCAGGGTTCCCTCGGCGTTCCTGAATTCACTGACTCCCCTGTTAGACGAGGGGAGTCCCGACCCGGCCAGCACCGCGCGATCACCGGCCATTGCGAAGCCTCCAATAGGCGCTCAGCGCGTGCCACGCGAGCTCGAGGCCGACCCATACGACAGCGACGACGACACAACCCACGACCAAGCCAAAGACGACCAGTAGGCCCATGTCGTACTGGGCAATTTCGGAAACCCACGAAGAGACGCTCATGCGGACCGTTCCTGCTGATCTGCGCGTGCCTGGGCGATTGCGCAGGCGGCGTAGACCTGCTGAAGAAGAACCCGGGTCTGCTCTTGCTCGTGCTGGGCGATCACCCATGAGCCAATGCGAACGATGCCGACGCTGATGCATGCGACGGCGAGAACGATGATGAGAAGCGCGTTGCCCATGCCCTACCCCGCCCCCAAGCCCCTAGCCCAAGGGAACCCGCCAGCGGCCTTGGGGTGCCGGTAGCGGGGCATTGAGTTCCACTCAACGCGAGGGCGATATAAACTGAAACTCAACACCCCTGTCAAGTTTTACTCATCATGAAGACGATAAATAAATTGCTTGACAAAGCATCGGAAGCATGCTCGGTAACATCAGACCGGCAGCTGGCAAAGAAGATCGGGGTATCGCCAAGCGCCATTTCGCTCTGGCGCAGCGGCAAACAGATCAAAGACGACCACCTGATGACGGTCATCAAGCTGGCTCAGGCAGACCCTGCCCTTGCAGTCCTGGTACGAACGGAAGGCGCAGAATCGCCGGCTGAAAAAGCTGGCTGGAGCTTGGTGTGGGACAGACTGTCCCCGGTCACTACGGTGATCGGGGGACTGGTCCTGGCAGTGTGCATGATGCCAGCGCTGGCCCGCGCAAAACCCGTTGAAATCAAGGGGTTGGATGAGGGTAAAGCCGCATTCTGCATATTATGTTCAGATCATCTTGGCGTGGCTGGCACGGCTCTTGCCGTCTCCACGGCTCCTACTCTGGCATGGAGCCTGATCGTGCGTGATCGGAACCTAACCGGCCCTTGGGCCGGTTTTTCGTTTAAGGCTGGTCGACTGGTCACCCCCGAAGGCCGCGAACTGGAACCGCAGGATCTGGCCTGGCTCTCGCTCACTGCTGCGCAAGCACAGGAATGGCGCCGGATGATGGGCGAACTCCGACGCACTCCTGCAGTGTCCCACGGCAGTCGGAAGCCTTGCGGCACAAGGGCTTCCAAATCGCAATTGGAATACGGCCGCGCTGAAGTTGTCACCATCAGCACCCTGATGGCCAACCGCAAGAAGCGGTCCGCAGTGGTGATCGCTGGTCCCGACGCCGAGCCGCCTGCAGGTGTCCTGCCGGTACCGGGGCCGAGACGCCGCCAGCGCGTGTAAGGCGCTTCCGTAGGGGCGCCGCCCCTACACCCCGGCTAGAATGCGCGCAGGACGCCTTGGGGGCCGTATGGAACGCGAACGACCAGATTACCTATCCGAACTGCCGAAGCCACGCTGGGAATTTCCGTGGATGGGCCTGTGGGCGGTACTACTGCTCGGAATGGCCGGTGCCGGGATCTGGCTGCACCTGAAAACCGGGGATGCATGGAACGAGCGCTTCAACGCGCCGCCAGCGCAACCAGAGACGACGGCCGCGATCCCCGCGCCGAAGACGGAGCCAGACCCCGCCAAGGAAGCGAAGATTGCCGAGATTCGCATGTACCGCGAACAGGCGGAGCGCCGCGAGCAGCAACAGCGCGGCGAAATCCGCTGCATTGGAGGCGTTCTGTTCCGCCGGATACCTGGAGGCTGGGAAAACGTCCCCGGCGAGACCTGTCCGTGACGGCTTAGTTCTTCTGGCGCGCCTGCTGACGCGCGAACGCCCGATCCATCCATCGGGCAACCCAGTAGTGCATGTCGAGATAGCGGCGCAGGTTCATGGCCGCAGTATAGGCGCCAGCAGACCGATGCACGCAAGGTGCACGACGTAGTAGCCGTAGAAAGCCCACCGGCCACGCGGCACCAGCCACGCCACACGGGACAGGCACAACGCCACCGGAATGGCCGCCAGCGCCCACAGGTTGCCGTTGAACCAGCAGATCGCGCCGAATGCCGGCACCAGCGGCCAGACCTGGCGCCACTTGAAGCCGAACCACGCCAATAAGACGAACCCTACCCCGGCCCACTGGTAGTCCACGAACAGCGGAAGCACCGCCGCGGCGAATGCCAGGACAACCCATCTGCGCTGACATGCCGCGTAGACCGCCCCGGCGCAAACGGCGAACGTGAGCAGGATGTTCAACGGCAACCAGTAGCCGAACGCCAAGGCATGCACGGGCTGTGCGATCAGCCCCCACATGCCGAGCCTGCGGACCGACTTGACCGTGTCGGCGCCAGGCTGAGCGAGGTTGTAGGCCATCACCAGTGCGAACAGGGGGAACGCTACCCTGCCCGCCTCGCTGAGACCTGGCACATAGCCGCCGTAGATGACCTTGGCGACGTGGTCGCACGTCATGAGAACCACGGCCAACCACTTCAGCACTTCGCGAGCGCTACCGGTCATAGCTTGTTCGGCCCCGGTGCCGTGGTCATGTAGCTGTCGGTTGGGAACGGCGGCGACTCGGGAAAGCTGCCCATGGTCCGCTCAACGTGCTGAACCACACTACCCGTCAGCGCCACGGATTCCGCTGGGCGTGGCTGGCTTGCCGCGTCAAACCGCTGGTCCCGCCGATCCTCCGACCGCTCCCGATATGGGTTGTAGACAGGCCCATTGCGCGCCAACGTGCGGCACTCAGGCTGACTCAGCTCGTAGGCTGTCCCTTGCTCAGTGAGGCAACGACAGCTCGCCTCTTGACGAACGCCCTGCGCGTCCAGCCCCTCCAAGGACGACATGCACACCAACTGCGGATCCGATCGCGCCTGTCGATCATCGAATACCGGCGCGGTCCAGGGCATGGTGCTGATGCGCGGCAGATGGTCCTTTGCATAGGCGGCGGCAGTCGGCCAGCGCGGCCCATCTTCCTTGCGCGACCCGGTACCAGCGTGCGCAGGGGCCGCATCGGCTAACGCCGATTGCGTCCCCTTTGTGTCCGCCACACCCGTAACAGCGGAAGGGCGCAGCAACGTGTACGCCCAATAGGCGAGGCCAAGACCAACGAGGGCCATCAGCGGCAACGCCAGCACCTTGAGCGGAATGCGCGCCTTGATCGTATGCACCTCAGCCGACTTGTACTGCCCGAAGACATGCGAAGGCAGCAGCCGCGTGGTGCGCTGGGCCATATCGCGCTTGGCGAGCGACTTGATTTCCTCGTTGAGTTCGCCCCAGCGATAGACGTCAAGCATCTTCGTGCCGAAACGCCGCACGACGTGCGAGTGCGCACCAATCAGGCCGCGCACGAACGGATACAGCTGATTCGGCTGCTGCGTCGTCCACACGAAGTCCAAGCCACGGTGCCGGTGCTCGGCCAGTTCCAGTACGTGCCTGGGCGTCTGCTGCCGCGTAGCGTCATGCAGGTGTCCGAACCACTTCCACGCTTCATCCACGAAGATCAGCGAACCATTCGGGACGATGTAGTCGCCCTCGGCGTCCTTATCGTTCCAGTGCCGCGCATCATCGAGTACGGTGGCAAGGCCGGGATCAAGGCCATCAATGCCAACAGCGAAAATCGGGCGATTCGCCGCCTTCGCCTCCGCAACAAGACGTTCCATCATGAGCGCGGTTTTGCCGTTTCCAGGCTGCCCGGTGAACAGTTCGATAGGCATGTCAGGTCCGCTTCGTCAGGAACGTCTTCGCGGCACCGACAGCGAACTTTGCCGTCACAGCTGAAGCGATCATCGTGCACGCCACATCGAACTTCATGATGCCGGCATACGACACCACCAGCGCCCCCCACTCACCACCGGGCGCACCGGCACGCATTGCGTCTTCCATCTGGCTGATCCACGGATCCACAAGGAATTCATTCGTCGCCCAGGAAATACCGAGCCAAACCATGACCTCAGCAACCCATGGACCCCACTTCGAGCGGAACAGCCCGGCGAGCGCAGTCAGCAACGTACTAATGAGCATTGGCATAGTTAAGCATCCCTACTGGCGATGACTCGAAGGCAAAACAGCGCAGCAAGGCCCACAACGAAATAGCTACCGAGGCCGAGCCACCGGCACAGCGGTGTAGTGTCGAACGCGATGGTTTGACCCATGACCTCAATTGCTGGCGGTTGCGGGCATCCCCTGCCCCAGCCATAGCCGGAAGCATTAGGGCGCGTTGGTTGGCCGCTACTCGGAGACCACACGTCTGATGATGGGCGATCCGGGGCGGTCGTAACGGTACCGCCCGTGCCGGTGAGCGCATCACGAATAGCCTTAACATCAGGGTTATCGCCACCACCGGTTCCGGTGCTGCTCGCCATCTTTTCCAGCGCGCAGGTGGACCGCCATTGCATCAGCAGACCGGCATACTCCATCGCATCACATTTCTCACCCGTACACACTGGCATAACCGAACACGCGCCACCGGCGATGTTGCGGTTTTTTCGAGTGTTGCAGTCAATGCGCCACTGGATGCGCGCCTGGCCGCACATGATTGGAGACCCGCTACAGGCAGGCGGCGAAGCGCAATTGTCGCCACCGCTGAAAGATTCGTCGGTAACTGGGTCGGGACTACCGTCGCCATCACTATCTCGTTTGCATGTGCCGTCCGCGCCACGGACCTCCCCGCTCGCGCACTGCCCATCGCCCGGTAGGCACTTCCCGTCCGGCGACTTTACAGTTCCGGCTGGACATTCGTTTTCCTTCGACTTGCACGTGCCATCGGGCTGCTGCACCTTGCCCTCCGGGCATGGCTCAGGGCCGCACTTGCCAAGTGAATTGGGCTTGGCGCCATCGGGGCATTTGGGCTCTGGTGAATCGCAAGTCCAGGTAATCTGATTCAACGTGCCGCCGACCTTCGAGCAGTCGGGCTTCTTATCGCACGTGCCACCTATGCCAAAGTTGTTCTCGAACGTCCCATCAACATTCCATGAGTGATAGACGTTGCATCCATCCATGCAGCCAACAGAACCGCCTGGCCCCCTGAGCTGCGACCATATCGAAGTCGCCGAATTTGGCTGCCTCTGCTCGCACCTCTGGCCGTAGTAGAACGAGTTCCCATTCGTTCCTGGACCGGCCAGAGTTCCGTAGACACTCAGTCGCCGCTCTGCGCGTAGCGCCTCTCAAACTCTACCGGTGACAGTCCGCCAGCGGAACCATGTCGGCGGATGGGGTTGTAGAACATCTCGATGTAGTCGAACACATCCGATGCGGCAGTGGCCCGTGTCGGATAGATCCTTCGCTTGATCCGCTCCTTCTTCAATACGCTGAAGAAGCTCTCGGCCACGGCGTTGTCATGGCAGTTCCCGCGACGACTCATGCTCGGCACCATCCGGTGTGCCTTCAGGAACGACTGCCAATCGCTGCTTGTGAACTGGCAGCCCTGGTCGGAGTGGACCATCACCCCAGGCCCAGGCTTGCGGCGCCACGCCGCTGCCACCAACGCCTGCAACACCAGGTCACTGGTCATCGTCGGCGCCGTGGCCCAGCCGACGATCTGGCGCGAGTACAAATCCATCACCGCTGCCAGGAACAGCCAGCCCTCGTAAGTGCGGATGTAGGTGATGTCCGTGACCCAGACCTTGTTCGGAGCGGGCGGCGCGAAGTCCCGGTTGAGCACATTGGTTACCAAGCCCACGGGGCCACCGCGATGGCGCGGCTTGCGGCCATACCCGACCTGCGCACGCAGGCCCTCGGCCTTCATCAAACGCAGGACACGGTGCCGGCTGCAGTGCTCGCCGGCCTCGCGCAGATCCAGGGTGATCTTGCGATAGCCATACACGGTCCCGCTGGCCAGCCAGTGATGCTTGATCAGTCCCAGCAGGCGCTGGTCCTCGCGCTCGCGAGCGCTGGCGCCATGGCGCAGCCAAGCGTAGTAGCCGCTGCGTTGCACACCCAACACCCGGCACATCGCTAACAGACGGAACTCCCGGTCGTGCGCGCGCATGAACGCGTACTTCGCCCTTACCCCTTGGCAAAGTACGCGGCGGCTTTTTTTAGGATGTCGCGCTCCTCGGTCACCCGCCGCAGCTCGGCCTTGAGCCGGCGAATCTCAGCCGAATCGCTCGGCACGGCGATAGTGCCCGGTGCACGCACCGTCTTCTTGGCTGCCTGCACCCAAGCGTACAGTGTGTGCTTGGGAATCCCGATCCGGGAGGCTACGTCCACGACTGTAAAGCCGCGCTCGATTACCTGCTTCACCGCCTCTGCGCGGAACTCATCCGTGTACTGCTTGCTGTTGCCCATAAACACCTCGGTCATTGCCATCAATTATGGCGTCCGAGTGTCTACGAAAGGCTGGCCGGTCCACTGTCTGCATGGCCATGCCCAGCGAGCTGGGCACCAGCCCGCCCTGTTCGGACAGCATGTGCAGATCGTAAAGGCGCGCGCCTTCGGTGGCATTGGCCAGTTCGAAGGCGGACGCCGCGGCGATCGCCATGGTCTGGAATCCGGCCGGCAGGACACATCCAATACTAAGCATGGCAGGGTTTTTGGGCGTGACCTGAAACGAGGTATATACGACATTTACGCCCTGCACAAGCAGGCCTAGAGTCTGCCCTGACCCCGGCGACCCCCGCCGGCTTGGACCGACTCCT